TGAGCCATCATCTGTACCAGTCAATGTTGTAGTACCAGCAGTAGGTGCTTTAGACCAACGAGTAACTACTGTAGTTGGTGCAGTACCATCTGTGTCTATCCAAATCTGTCCATCTGTAGGAGATGTTGGTTCAGTAGGTTGTGCAAGAGAACCTGCAACTGCTGCCCAACTTGCGTTGGTTCCATCTGTTGTGAGGAACTCACCAGCATTACCTGTCTGTGAAGGAAGGCTTACTGGGGCTGCTGCCCACTTAATTCCTGTTGCTTCTGCTGAATCTGCTGTGAGCAAATATCCATTAGTACCTACACCAAGTTGGTCAAATGTATCAACACCTGTTCCAACTAGTAAATCACCCTTAGCATCGAATGCTTGGTTGAGAACTGCTGCTGCACTCGCAGCACTTGCTGCTGCTGAGGTAGCACTAGTTGCAGCCGCTGTTGCTGATGCTGCAGAACTTGTAGCAGATGTCGCTGCAGCCGTTGCGGAGGCTGCTGCAGATGTAGCACTTGTTGCTGCAGCAGTTGCGCTAGCAGCAGCAGCACTTGTAGATGCCGCTGCAGAAGTAGCCGATGTAGCAGCAGCGGTAGCACTTGCTGCCGCGTTAGCCTCTGATGTTGCAGCAGAACTTGCATAACCTGCAATTGTTGCTACTGAGTTAGCAGCAGTTGTTGCACTCGCTGCAGCAGATGTGGCAGACGTTGCCGCTGCTGTAGCAGATGCTGCTGCACTCGTTGCTGATGTTGCTGCTGCGGTGGCTGAGTTTGCTGCTGTAGTTGCACTGGCTGCTGCGCTTGTTGCGCTAGTAGCCGCTGCTGTAGCAGAAGATGCTGCAGCAGTTACGCTTGCTGCCATAGTAGAAGCAGAAGTTGCTGCACTAGCAGCAGAAGTTGCTGCTGCAGTCTGAGAAGCACTTGCTGAGTTAGCAGAAGTTAAAGCAGAAGATGCTGATGTTGCTGCTGAGGCAGCAGATGTCGCAGCACTTGCAGCACTTGTGGCTGCTGCTGCTACCTGAGCATCTGCAAAGTCTTTGCGTACCGCATCTGATGCATCTGTTGGCGTAGCAAGATTTGTAATCTTAAACCCACCAGCGTTAAGGGCGTCGCCCATAGTCTTATTGGTCAATGTCTGTGCTGCGTTAGCAACTACTACAGTACCAGTTGTATTAGGTAGGGTAATTGTATTATCTTGAGTTGGCTCAACTACAGTCAGGGTAGTTTCGTAGTCATCTGCTACCGCGCCTTCGAATCTGATGCTAGCAGCAGCATTAGGAGTACCAGTAAATGTAGGGTCAGAGATAGTAGGAGCGGTTAAAGTTTTAGCAGTAAGTGTCTGAGTCTTGTCAGTACCTACTACGACACCTTCACCTGCTGCAATACCGTGCATTGTGTGAGCACCAGTACCGTCGTTGTACCCACCAGTTGCTTCAATGTGAAGGTTGGCTTCGCGGAAGTCACGACCAATTGCCATATGGCGAACAGCAGCACCAGCGGAGTGAGCCTGACCAGTACCAGAATTTTCAATACCACGGGTAATTGTTAATACGTTAGTACTAACAACCGTGACATCTACAATTTCTTCAAGGGCTGTATCTGGGTCAATGACAACAGTAAATGTTGTACCAGCGGTAACGCTTGCACCACCGAGTAACGCGGAGCCAGATACTACAGTACAACTAGTTGCTGTGTCTGTAAGGTTGGCTGCTAGCGTTGTCTGCTGTGAGCGTGAGGAATATTTTCTTGTTGTCATTTATCTACCTATCGGCTGTAGTGAACGCGGATTGGATACTGGGATTGTTGTCTTGCTGTTTCTTCATTAAGGCGTTGTGTATAAAGTGCGTAGAGTTGCTTGGTAGCAGTCTGTGATGCACCAAATGGACGCTTGCTATCTGTCTCATCTGCCTGAGGACTTACCTGAGACGCACGCGCTGGGTCTAAGTAGGTCAGTAGGCGATAAGAAGCACCTAAGATTGCAACATCGCGTGTTGAGTTAGGTAATCCTGTAATCGTGGCATAATCTTGAGCATTAGTTAATGCTGGTGTTGCAAGTTCTGGAAATGCCACTGGGTCAGTTGCATAGATAACCTTGACGGTACGACCTGGTTGAACAAAGTCACCGATAGTTACTGTTTGTGCTCCAGCACCAAATGCTGTGCTTGAAGCAAGCGAGTCCCAAGACCAACGACGGATTGGGAACCACTCTTGTGATGGTCCAATGTCCTGCCACATAATTGTCATAATGTTATTGATGTTGAGGTTGTTAAATGCGTAAGTAGTCTGTGCTGCATTAAAAACAAATGTTGTTGTTTTGACTGCAAAGATGTTTGCGCCAAAGGCGCCGATAGTATCGTTGAGTGCTTTCTTAATAACATAGCGTGGGAAGGTAGGCGTAATAGTAACCTTGGCTCCAGCGGTATGTGCAGCAATCTCTGTGCCTAAGTAACCACGACCATAAGGAGGGATGGTGGCTGTATTAGATACGCGGTCAAATGAGTCTAACCAAAACAATTCTTCGTCAATCTCAATAGCACCCTTACCGATATTGTCGGTAGATGCTAACTGCAAGATGATTGGGCTAGCAATAGTAGATGCAGTATCAGAAACGTCTTGAGTAATATAAGTTGCTCTATCCTGCTGGTATGTATAACCTGCAAGGTTGATGAGAACTTCATCAATCATACTTTCAAATGTTGGCATTAGATAGTCCTCAATGCTGCAAGAGCAGATAGTCCAGTAGTAGATGCTAACTCGTTACAGATAGCATTAAGGTTTTTGTAGTTATTAGGTTGACGAGCAGAATCAGCCTTGTAGTTAAGAGCAGCAATTAAGCCTTTACCTGTTGTCCCAGCCCAAGCATTGGCTGCACCTTGTGACTCCTTGAACACAGTCATTAGTGGATAATCTCCACCATTTGCTAAACGATTAAGTTCAGCACAAAATGATAAACCTGGAACACTAGCCATTACTTAGCCTTTCTTTTAACTGCTGCGTTGTCTACTAGATTTGGATAAGGTCGACCTGCAGCCTTAGCCCTAGCCTTTGCCTTAGCCTTTTGTGCTGGGGTCAAAGGTGTTGATTTCTTATTAGGATTCTTCTTGTCCCAGAATGCTTGTTTTTTCACCACTTCACCTTATCTGCCCAGTAGGCTGCTGACATTTTTCCTTTAGCAATATTCTTTGCGTGCCTCGCCTTGAATGATGCTTGACGTGCTGTTGGCTTCTTGTCTCCAGTAACACCCTGTTGACCAAAGCGAATAGTCTTAACCTTGTCTCCTTCTTTAGCCACAACAACGTGTGACTTCTTTGGGTGACTTGGTGTGCGCTTAGGCTTATTAAAGCCTGCTACTCCTGCTCGCTTTAGTCTTGGGTCCATTACTTTTTCTTCGCTTTCTTAACAGTCTTTTTCGTTTTTGACTTGCCTGCCTCAGAGAGAGCAATAGCAATAGCCTGCTTACGAGATTTAACAATAGGCGCCTTCTTTGGTCCTTTAGGATTAGCCCCTGCGTGTAAGGTTCCGCGCTTGAACTCGCCCATAACCTTTTCTACTTTGTTCTTCATTTACCGAAATTCTTGTTTCTTGAACGTGATAGGTCTGATGCCTTCTTTACCTCAGGGATAGTAAGCCCTGGGTACTTCTTTGCAATAGCAGCACGTGCTTGTGCTTCTGCTTGTGCTACACCCTTAGCGGATGTCTGACGTTGGATTTCCTTGATTGCAGCATCGCCTGTAAGTGGCTTAGGTTTAGGAGTTGGCATAATTACTTCTTCTTTCCCATTTTCTTGGTGGTCTTTTTAGTTACCATCTTTTTGCCAGTCTTCTTGGCTTCTGCCTTTGCCATTGCCTTACCTTTTGCTGTGTATGCGAATTCTTTCATTCCGACTTTTGGCATTATTTCTTCTTCGCAATCTTCTTCTTAGCAACCTTCTTGACAGCCTTCTTGCCCATCTTCATTTCCATCATTTTTTCTTTTTTAGATTCCATCTTTTCAGCCATCTTGTATGCTTTGTTTTTCATCATTATATTGCTCCTACTTCTTTCATTACTTCGACGGTTTGTTTAGTGATGTTTTTTGCAGTTGGCATAGTGTCAGCGTTGTAAGGTTTATTGAGAGCCTCACTAGCAGCGTATGCCTGTTGGATATGTTTGTGCGTTGTTCCTGCTGGTTGAATACCTTGTGCTCTTGCTTCCTTGTAGGCATTCAATTCTCCGACCCACTTCTTGTCAGATATATCTCGCTTGGCATCGCCAGTAGATAATTCAAGAAGTTGTATCTTGCAACCAAAGCAACCTTCTACGTACTCTGGGTGTGTCTGTATCTGATGTAATCCCATTTGTCCCTATACCTCTGTGAAGTTTGCCTCTGTGACACCAACACCACCAGCAATTAATGCTGCCTTTGTTGTATCGTCCACGTTGTAGTTTCTTCCACCACGATAGACTTGCTCAAAGGTTGGTAAGTCTGAGTCAAGGATGTATCGTTCCTGGGAGTAGACTCCGTTTTGCTTTACGATTGACACACCTACATCTAATTTATAGAAGTAAAATAGGCGTGCTCCACCAATAGGACCTTCTTGTACTGTTGGTGTTCTGAATAGCCAAGTAGCCATTAGTCCTCCTTAGTGAACTTACTGATGAGCAGAGGTTTCCCTCTGCCCACCCGTCAATTAACTACTAGAGAGCAGCGATTGATGAGCCTGTCTCCAGGCGGTAAAGTGCTTCTTCACGGTAGCGTGCAAAGCCGAGTACGCCGTACCAACCCATTGGGCGGAAACGCATCAACTTGTCAACGACTGGTCCGATAACAACGTGTGGCTCTTCAGCAACTGCCTGAGCAAGTGCTTGCTTTCCACATACGATTGTTGAGAATACGCGAGTTACTGGTGTAACTGTAACAACTGTTGTTGCTGTAACTGCTGCTGAGTTAGCAACGTCTACAGTGATTGTTGTTGTTGAGCCTGTTGTTGAAAGAGCAGTAATCTTTGCAGATGCGCCGATTCCTGTTCCTGCAATCTTGTCGCCAACTTCAGCGCGGGCTGCAATTACAGAAGATGAAGCAACGCCGAATGTGAATGCGGCTGAAACTCCTGCAACTGTTACTGCTGTTGTTGTCAATGCTGTCTGGTCTGCACCTGACTTTGTTGAGTACAAACGTGGTGATTCTACAAAGAATGCACCTTCGTATTGTCCAATTTCTCCAGCATAGATGTTCTCTGGTGTGGAGTAATTGTGTGGGTCGCGCCATCCTGCTGCGCCTGTCTCTGCACGAAGGTCGTGTGAAACTTCTGGGTGGATACCTGTCCAGTATAGTGAACCCTTACGGTATGCAGCCTTTGCTGAACGCAACTTAGCAACAGCCTTACGGATGTCTGCTGAGTCTAGTGTTGCAGCAGCAGTGATTGTTGCTGTTGATGTAGCAGTTGAACCGCCGTAGATTACGTTTGTTCCACCGTTAAGTGTGGTCATCGCAACCTTATCGATTGAATCTGCAAGGTTGAATGCAATTACGTTAGCAATTGCTGGGTCTACATCTGCGAGTGAGAATAGTTCCAAAGCGCGTGTTACAAGAACAGAGTTACCGTACTCGTTAAGAGTAATTGTAACTGTGTTAGGTGTTGACAACGCGACTGAATCTGGGTCTACTGTCTCTGTTAGTGTATCTGTTGCTGCATTTAGGTC